CGCCTCCTTGATGGCGCGCTCCTCCATCGGCGTCTTGTCGATCACGCCGCCCCTCCGCCGTGCCAGCGCACTGCCAGCGTCGCAGCAGCGCATCGAGCAGAAGGACAGCTTCGGGTGGACGCCGAGCCGAAGCCCATGGACGTAGCCGAAGCCTTTCGCCTCGCGGCCGCAGAGCGCGCAGGTGAGCCGGCGGATCTGGTCGGCCGGCGTGCAGCCCGGCAGGGGCGCGGGCCTGTCGGCCAGGGCACGCCCCTCCCGCGGCCGCGCCCCCCAGCGTCGTCGCGCCACGCCGCCATCAGCCGTTCAGCCAGGCCGGACCGTTGGCGAGCGGCGGCGACGCGGGCGGCGGCGCGGGCTGGGCGGGCGGCATGGCGGCAGGCGTGGCCCAGGCCGGGGCGGTCGCCACCGGCGCCCGGGGCGCGCCCGTATTGGCCCAGGCGGGTGCCGCCGCGGCGGGAGCGGATGCCGGGCGCGGCGCGCGCTGGCTCGGGGCCGGTGGCAGCGCCTCGCCCGCCATGATGCGCGCGTATTCCGGCTCCCCCGGGAGCACGACGCGGTCGAGCCGGTTGCTGTCGCCGTAACGGGAGTCGCTCGCCGGCTCGATCCGGAGCTTGGCCGCGAAGGTGATGCCGTGGAGGTCGGCGAGGCCGCGCAGGATGCGCCTGGCCTTGGCCGCCTCGCTCATGTCCTTGGGATCGAGGCCGCAGGCGCTGTCGATCATCGCCCGGAACATCCCCTTGGAGATCTTCCAGCCGATGGAGACGCCCTGCTCGTCCACCTTGCCGCCGGCGACGGTGAAGCTCTGCCAGAACTTCCGCCGGGCGTGCGGCCCCGCCACCACGGTGAACTCGCAGTCCAGCAGGCGCACGTCGCTGCCGGGGGTCCTGGCGGCCTTGAGCAGTCCGCGATCCACCTCGCCGGCGCCGTCGATGCCGCCCCTGCGGATCTCCATGCGCACCTTCACGAAGCTGCCGTCCGGGATGAGGTCGGTGCCGCGCGGCAGCTCGGCGTCGTTCATGTCGAAGGTCATGCGGGCTCAGCTCCTGGGCGTGAGGTTGATCTTGCGGAGGAGGGCGGCGAGGTCGGGCGGCTCGGTCTCGTCGAGGCGACCCGAGCGGTCCTTGGCCGGCAGGCCGAAGGCGTTGGCGGTGCGGCAGACCAGGCGGCGTTCGGTGCCGCGCTCCGGGTCATGCACCAGCGCGCCCTGCGCATCGCGCGAGAACAGCGCCATCGAGACCACCTGGTCGACGATGCCGGGCAGCTCGCGCCCCGCCTTGCCGCCCTCCATCTGCGGCTGCCAGGACACCCGCCCGAACTCGTCGGTGACGCGCTCCAGGATGCCGACCATGATCACGGTCCTGCCCGGCGCGTGCTGCAGGTGCTTGAGCAGGGCGATCACCTCGCGCGCCATCAGGCCGTAGGCGCCGCGGGTGTCGGGCTTGCCCGTCTTTTCCGAGAAGGCCTCGGGCCGGGTCTTGGCCCAGGCCATGGCCTGGCGCGTCAGGTCGGTGATCGAGTCGAGGAAGACGATGCTCTTGCCGGCGAGCAGCCGGACCAGGTCGGGATGCGCGGCCACCAGGTGCTGGTGGTGCGCCGCCGAGAAGAAGCCGTTCGGGTCGGCGGCCGGGTTCACGCCGCCGATCAGGCAGGCGAGGTCGATCGCGTCCTCGAAGCAGCGGATGGGGATGCTGTCGCCGCGCCAGTCCTGGACGGACTTCAGCCCGGCCTCGAGGTCGATGCACAGCGTGGCCTCGGCCGGCAGGGTCTTGAGCAGGCTGGTCTTGCCGACGCCGCTCGGGCCGAACAGCGCCATGGTGGTCTTGTTCGCCCCGGCCGAGAGCCGCTCATCGGCGGTGACGATGCGCAGCGCCATCAGCCGATGCTCCCGAGGTTGCCGGCATGCGGGCTGTCGCGGCGAGCCGTCTCCGAGAGGATGGTGAGCCGATAGCTCGGCTTGCCGGTGCGCACGATGCGCGCCGGCTCGAAGGCCTGGCGGATGCGCTCGGGCCAGGCGGCATAGGCCCGCTCCGGCACCTTGAAGCTGACCTCGACGTATTCGGTCGGGTCCTCGCCGCCGGCGCGGATCTGCTCGGCCAGTGCGGCGAGCCGCCCCTGGTCCCACTCCACCCGCTTCGGCAGTTCGGCGACGACCTCGACCGCGCCGTCCTGGAAGCGCACCGTGCCGGTGTCCTTGCCGGCGGCGCCGCGGGCGGCGATCGCACGCTGCTCGTAGCGCAGCGCGATGGCGGCCTCGATCCAGTCGAGCTGGCGCCTGGCCGCATCGAGCGCGTCGCGCGCGTCCGTCTGGAGCAGCGCGAGGTGCTCGGCCGGCAGCGCGATCATCTCGCCCACCGGCATGTGGCGGAGCGAATCGAGCGTCGGACGATTGACGAGCATCGCCATGGTCAGGCTGCCTCCTGCTGGTGCGGGACGGGGATCGGCACGGCGCCCGCGGCGTCGCGCGCCGGCGCCTGCGGATCGGGGATGCGCAGCGCCCGCCGCAGATCCTGCGGGATCGCCTCCGGCGCGATCCGCGCCAGCGCGCTGCGCCTGAGCCGCAGCGGACAGAGATCGGCGAGTTCGCACCAGGCCTCGCGCGCCTGGCGCCAGCCGGGCGCGCCGTCCAGCAGGAAGCGCACCGCCTCCTCGCGCTCGCGCGGCTTGAGCCCGGGCGTGAAGGTGCGGCGCGGCCCCTGGGCGGTGCTGATCATCCGCGGCCGGGCCAGCCGCTCGTCGGGGGTGGACGCATCCTCCAGCGCGCGGTGGATGACGGCGGCGGCGAGCTGGATCTCGGGCACAGGCAACCGTGCGGACAGCATGCGGCGATGCTCCGGAAAGGGCGGGGACGGATCGGGCGGGGAGGAACGGGGGAGGACGGAGCGTCGCTATCCGTCGTCGGCCCCGGCGCGGGGCGGGTCGCCGGTGGCCGCGGGAGCGCCGATCAGATCGGCGGGGCTGAGCGCGATGCCGTGCGCGGCGGCGAGGGCGAGCAGGCGCCGGTGGTGGCGCGCCGGGATCAGGCCGCCGCTGCCGCCGCGGTCTTTCGGCAGCGCCCAGCGATGGACGGCGCTGCGGTCGAGGCGGAGGAGCTGGGCGAGCGGGCCGGCGCCGCCGAAGCGGGCGAGAACGGTGGCGGCGGGTTCAACCGAGGGCATGCGGGATAGGTAGAGCGCCCTCGGCGCGGGCGACAATGCATCAATTGCGCCGCAACCTGTTGACGCCCATCCCGTTGCGGATTACGCAACACCATCCCCGGTATCCACGGTTTCCCCCATGGAGGCTCCGGGGCGACTCCAGGCGGGAGCCCGACCATGCCGACAGCCCGACCCGCGTGCGGACCGGCGCGCCGCGCCGAATCGCCATGCTGACCATCGCGCAGATCCGCGAGGGGCTCGCCCGACCCGGCAAGTCGCAGAAGGGCCTCGCCGCGGCGATGGGCGTCGACACCAGCACGGTGAGCCGGCTCCTGGCGGGCAAGCGGCCGCTGCGCGCGCACGAGATCCCGGTGATCCTCGGCTATCTCGAGGCCGGCTCGGCGGCGGCGGGCGGGGGACGCTGCCGCGCCATGCCGGAGATCGTGCAGATCGGCGGCGACCGCTTCGCCATGCTGCCGGTCTACGACGCCATGGTCTCGGCCGGCCCCGGCGCGGAGGCCGAGGAGACGCCGCCGGCGACGCGCATCGCGTTCCGGGTCGACTGGCTCAAGCGCGTCGCGCGGGGGAACCTCGGCGACCTGGTGGTGCTGACGGTGGACGGCGATTCGATGGAGCCGACGCTGCGCCAGGGCGATTCGGTCCTGGTCGACATGGGGCAGCAGCGGCCGGGCCAGAAGGACGGGATCTACGTGATCCGCACCGATGGCGGGCTGCAGGCGAAGCGGGTGGCGGTGAACCCGACCAACGGGCGGGTCAGCGTGATCTCCGACAACAAGGACCTCTATCCGGCCTTCGTCGATCTCTCGCCCGCGGAGATCCAGGTGATCGGGCGGGTGATCTGGCTGGGGCGCCAGGTCGGGACCTAGCCTCGCGGCCTCGCTGCAATCGGTGCATTGCGCGGAGGGGCGCATCTCTGGCAGCAGCGGGGCGTGACCCGCCTCGCCGTTCAGCCCCTCAATCAGCATCTCCCGCCCCACCTCCGCGAGGTCTGCGACCTCCTCGCCCGCGGCCTGCTGCGGCTGCGGAGCCGCGCTGCCGAGGATCTCGCCCGGGACGCCGCCGAGGCCCGAGGGGCGGGAGCCATTCGCCTACACTCCACCGCCCGCCAGCGCCGTCATGCGAACCCCAGGAGAGAGGGAGTCGCATGACCCGACGGTCGACCGCGAAGGCGAATCCGCAGGGCGTGGCGCCCCCGGCGCCGACCATCCCGCGCATCCCGCCGGCGCAGGTGCTGCCGCGGCTGGCCGCGCTGCAGACCGCAACGGCGGCCGAGCTGAAGGCGCAGTGGCGGGCCCTGTTCGGCAGGGAGCCGCCGCCCTTCAACCGGCCCTACCTCGTCAGCCGGCTCGCCTACCGCATCCAGGAGCTGGCCTATGGCGGCCTGAAGCCGGAGACGCGGGCGCGGCTCGAGGCGCTCGGCGAGCAGCTCGACGGCGGCAACGTGGTGCTGCGGCGGATCCGCGCCGACAGCCGGCCGCTGCCCGGCACGCGGCTGGTGCGCGAGTACGACGGCGTGCAGCACGTGGTCACCGTGCGCGCCGACGACTTCGAGTACGAGGGGCGGCCCTACCGGTCGCTTTCCGCCATCGCCCGGCACATCACCGGCACCCGCTGGAACGGCTGGGTCTTCTTCGGGCTGCGCCAGCCGGGAGGCAGCGCATGAGGGGCCGGAAGCCGGCCGCGGAGGTGATGCCCGCCTCGGTGAAGAAGCTCCGCTGCGCGGTCTACACCCGCAAGAGCACCGACGAGGGGCTGGACAAGGAGTTCAACACGCTCGACGCGCAGCGCGAGGCCTGCGAGGCCTACATCGCCAGCCAGCGCGCCGAGGGTTGGGTCCCGGTCCGCGACCGCTACGACGATGGGGGCTTCTCCGGCGGCACGCTGGAACGCCCGGCGCTGAAGCGCCTGCTCGCCGACATCGAGGCCGGGCTGATCGACGTCATCGTCGTCTACAAGATCGACCGGCTCAGTCGGTCGCTGATGGACTTCGCCAAGCTGGTGGAGGTGTTCGAAGCGCACGGCGTCACCTTCGTCTCGGTCACGCAGTCCTTCAACACCACGACCAGCATGGGCCGGCTGACGCTCAACATCCTGCTCAGCTTCGCCCAGTTCGAGCGCGAGGTGATCGGCGAGCGGATCCGCGACAAGGTCGCGGCGTCGAAGGCGCGGGGCATGTGGATGGGTGGCAAGGTGCCGCTCGGCTACGACGTCGCCAACCGCAAGCTGGTCGTGAACGAGCCCGAGGCCGCGCGGGTACGGCGGGTGTTCGAGCTCTTCGTCGAGACCGGCTCCGGGGTGGAGACGGTCCGCCGCCTGCAGGCCGAGGGCATCACCAGCAAGTCCGGCAAGCTGCTGGACAAGGGCGACGTCTACAAGACGCTGAACCTGCGGACCTACATCGGGGAGGTCACGCACAAGGGCAACATCTACCGCGGCGAGCACCAGGCGATCGTGCCGCGGGAGCTGTGGGACCGGGCGCACGCCATCCTGCAGGTCAGCCCGCGCGCCCGCGCCGCGCAGAACCGGCAGCATGCGCCCGCGCTGCTGAAGGGCCTGCTGTTCGGGATCGACGGCCGGCCGCTCTCGCCGACCCACTGCGTGAAGCGGGGGAAGCAGTACCGCTACTATGTCTCGCAGACGGTGCTGCGGCACGCGGCCACGGACATCCGCGACATCGTCCGCCGCGTGTCGGCGGCGGAGATCGAGGCGGCGGTGGTAGACCAGGTCCGGGCGCTGCTGCGGCAGCCGGAGGTCGTGGTCGGCACCTGGCTCGCGGCGCGGAAGGAGGCGCCGGACCTCACCGAGGGCGAGGCGCGGGACGCGCTGCACCGGCTCGATCCGCTGTGGGATGAGCTGTTCCCGGCGGAGCAGGCGCGGATCGTGCGGGCGCTCGTGGAGCGAGTCATCGTCGGGCCGGAGGGCGCCGACATCCGGATGCGGGCCGAGGGGCTGACCGGGCTGGTGCGGGACCTCGGGGCGATGGCGCCCGCGGCGCGGAGCGCTGCCACATGATTGCCGCGACCAGCATCACGGTGCGGGTGCCGCTGAAGATCCGGCGGCGGCCAGGCAGGAAGACGGTGGTCACGCCGCTGCCCGCCGCCGGCGCCGACTCCGCCATCCCGACACGCGCCGACCCGGTGCTGGTGAAGGCGCTGGCACGGGCGTTCCGATACCAGCGGCTCCTGGACGAGGCGCGCTACACATCGATCAGCGAAATGGCGGCGGGCGAGAAGATCGACCGCGGATATCTCGGACGCCTCCTTCAGCTGACCATGCTTGCCCCGGATATTGTCGAAGACATCCTGGGCGGGCGGACCCCGGTGGGGATCTCCCTGGTCGGCCT